TTATTTAGTAGGGAAATGCGTAAGCGAGGATTAGATCCTAATGGGAGAATAATAATGACCACGAATACTCAAGATCCTCCTAATGTTTCAGTAGACATGTTGAATACTATATATAATGTATGTGACGTGGGAGTGAATACATGCAAAGGTGAGGGCTGGGGCCTGGTTAACTTTGAACATGCTGCATGCAAGGTTGCCCAAGTAGTTCCTAATCACACTTCCTGTAAGGAGATATTCGAGGGCTATGGCCAACTTATAGACTGTAATCATGTTGATGTCGACACCACTTTTGCTCGGGAAATGCCTTGCCCAGATGCTGCTCACCTTACAAGTATCCTTAATCAACTGTACGAAGACAGAGAAAAAACAAAAGCAACAGCAGAACTCTGCTACATAAGAGCTACGGACCCTCAATTTCACTGGAAAAATATAGCATCACAGTTTGGCGGTGTGTTCCAAGATGCGTTGAACGGCGTAGATCATTCTGTTGTAGAAACTAAAGAAAAAATTAAGCCAAGAAAGAGAAGAAAGGCTAGACAGATAGGATCTAAGAAATAGAATTAATTAGAATAAAGTTTTAGAGGTAATTATCATGACTAATGATCATGTTAATGAGGAGGATTGCAATTGTAATTGTTGTCAAAACCACCGATTATTAGAGGAAGAAAGTAATAATTATCATCCGAAAGTGTATAGACCTTGGGGTTGGTATCAAAACATACTGGAAGGAGAGAATTTTAAGATAAAAACACTATGTATAAAGGAAGGTAATCGTATAAGTTTACAAAAACATCATCATCGTTGGGAAGTATGGACTATAGCTTCAGGTTTTGGTTCTGTATATTGTGATGAGACATGGCATCTAGCATATCCTGGGAACATATTTAGAATAAATGTTGATACTTGGCACCGTGCAAAAGCAATGAAAGGTGATCTAATTATCATGGAATTACAACAAGGTAAAGAATTGTATGAAGAAGATATACAAAGACTTGAAGACGACTATGGTAGAACGTTATTATCTAGTTGAGGGATTGGGTCCCCTCGGCCATAGGTTCATTGAAAGCTAAACCGTTACTCCCCTTGCTATCACAGCTGGGGGAGTTTCTTTTTATTACATTTTTCCGTCAAAACTAAGAATGAAATCTTATTACTTTCCTTATGAGTTAAATAACATATTAGAACATAATGTAAGGTCTATTAATAGACTCATAAGACAGTAAATAACAAAGAATAAACATTACACTATTGACAAATTGTTATTTAAGTTAAAATCAAAAAGAAATTTATTTCATTCTCAGTTTTATGTCAAGAAATTATAAACCAATGCCACCGATTTGGCGGTTGAATGAGTTATTTAGTCTGTCTAATCAGTGTCCAAATGGATTAGTTTGGAGGGTAAATAAGGCAGGTAATAATGTAGGAGATCCAGTAGGAAAGTTAAACAAATCTACAGGATATTACATGGTCTCCGTTGATAACGAAGTGTACATGGTTCATCGTATTGTTTATTACTTAAGGATGGGAGTTTGTCCTGATGCACATAGCGTACAGCATCTAGGAGAAACTAAAGATAACAGGACACCTTTGATTGAGACTTATAAGACACCTACTAATAAAAAACTTATGGCTTCGGGGTTTAAATTGTAATGGCTAATGTAATAAAAACATTTGAAACTACAAACTTTAGATGTGTAAAAAGCATTGATAAATTAACTGATTCTGAGTTACATAGGCATGGGTATTATCGAGGTTATCAATGTCCCCATGGACATGAAATAAGGGATCTAGAATATCATTGGTGTTATGAATGTGTAATTAAGATTAAATCGAATATATGTGGCTTTGATTTAAACTTTCTGAGTAATGATTTTAAGAATAAATATTATAAACTCTGGAAAAAGATAGATATAAAAGAACCTGATGAATGTTGGAATATGAAACTAACAGGCAAAAGAAGTCCTAACCGTGTTTGTTTTCCTTCGTATCGTACTTTTTATAGTAGACAGAAATCGGAAAATGTAAACCCTCATAAAGCTATCTACCAATGTGCTTGGGGAGATATCGGTTCCATGAGTGTAACCAGATTATGTGGTAACCCATGGTGCGGTAATCCTTTACATATGATTTCCAGCTGGAACTGTGGACATCCTCCTTCTAAAGTAATTCCTTTCCATATAGATTTTGATGCTCAGAAGTTAATGAGGATATCTAAAGCACGTATATTAAACAGAGATCAGGAAGTAATTAAAGATTCTTATAAGGCTACAATCGCACATCCTTTAAATGTGCAGGTTGCTCCAGATTATGATGAAGGGTAGGCATTAAAATAGATAATGGCTCGTAACCAGATAACGCAGAGACAAAGAACAGTAAATGACCCCTTACAGATAGGGAGTTTTAATCAAACTTCTATTCGTTTTTTACGGGGAAATCTAGGTCCAACTTATAAAGTAAACAGTGGAGGATATGGTGGAGGCACTTATAATCATTGGTTCAAAATAAAATTAGATGAAAGTGGTTGGATAATAATTGCTAACGGATCGGTGAAGCCTAAGTTTATAAATATTTCTGCTTACGACCTAAACAGAAATCCAATAGAAGGTAGAGCAATATTTCAAAGAGACAGTTTAGATCAGATAAGTGCTACTGATGGTTCAAGACAATATCCATACAGAGGACATGTAAATGCTGCTCAGTCCGATACTCTCAATACCTTTGATCCCAATAGGTTAGATAAAGGTGATGATAGATTCTTCGCTTTACCAGTGGGAGAATATTTGATTTGTATATCTAGTGTCAGAAATGAACCTATAGATTATGCTGTAGGTATAGTCATTGAGATCTCAGATCCATTCCCAGTTCTACTTTTGGAAGACTTCTCCAGATTGATTTATGAAAACACTCCTGAACAGGATGACATTATATGTGATACAACTCCTAACTTCACAGGAGATGACGCTCATGATCATTCATTAACAGAATGGAAAGCAGCATGGGAAAGAGAACGGCAAGCAAATGAACCATTCCCTGAATTTTTAATTGAGTACACTACTACACAATAAAATGAACTCTAGAAAACTTTATAATTTATTATTGGATGAAAAAGCAAAACCTACTAAAGACAAAAAGCTAACAGATAAATTTAAAGAGAACTGTGAACAGATGCCTTACTTGCCACAATGTAAGGTATATGACATATAGAGTCAGTAGAAAAAAGAAAACAATAAAAGACAAGTTATCTAATGGAGATGCTTTTAAAGTAGTGGCACGTCCTTCTAAATTTCCTAATGGTGGATATCTTTGGTTAGTGAGCATGGCAGCTTCTAAAAGCAATAGAGCTATAAACGATTGGATAAAAGAAAGAAATAAAAGGAAAATAGTAAAGAAGTTAAATTATTTCTATCCTAAAAAAAGAGATGTAAAAGCTTTACGCATAGCTGTGAACGCTGCAAAAAAATGGATTACAGAGATACCGGAAGGGGATTGTTTAGTGTTTAGAGCTGAGGGAGCTAAGGCAGGTCAACTATTTAGGATCTATAAAAAATGGTTTAAAACACACGAAAATATACCTTGGGTGATATCCGAAGAACATAAATCATTTTTCTTTTATAGGAAAAGGTCTTAGAATAGAACAACAAATAAACTTACTAAAATGATTGCTTTAATTAAACCAATATTGATAAAGTTTGCTACATCAGAATCAGTTAAGAAACTAGTAGTGGATTTATTAGAAAAATTAGTTGAGTCTACTGAGACAGAATTAGATGATACTGCTTTAGCTATCGTAAAAAAAGGATTGGGCATATCGACCACAAAGAAATAGTATCTTAAACTAAAAGTAGCATTGCCTAAATAAATGGAAGCTACGAAAGATAAAGAAGAATCAAAAACAAATCCTTTCTCGAAGCTCAAGGAAAGCCTTGAAGATAAAGAAGAACAATTAGCTATTCTTGGTACCTTTATCCGGCTGGGCGTAATGGTCTGGGCGGGTTTTATAATTTCTTTAAATTACATCTCTTTTCCAGGGATGGCGAAAGATAACTCACCTAAGGATATTACATTTATCGCTTCGGTCTTCACAGGATGTCTCGCAACATTTAATGTTACTCCTGGTGGTAAAAAGAAAACAGATGGAAAACCTAATGGTACAGCATCTTCAGTCCCGACTCAGATCATACGTATAGAACAGGCTCCTCTAAAAATAACCACAGACACTAGTAAAAAGGCATAATTAAACATGTTTGTAGAAAAACTTACTCTCGTAACAGGTGGTTTTGATCCTATACACAGTGGGCATATTGAATATTTTAAAGAAGCAAAGAAACTATCTGACTTCTTAGTTATCGGATTGAACAGTGATAGATGGCTAATAGATAAAAAGAAACAGGCTTTTCAAGATTGGGATGAAAGAGCCAATATCATTAAGCATCTAAATATGGTTTCCATGGTAATCAGCTGGGATGATTCAGATAAAACAGCTTGTGGTGCGATAGAAAAATGTCTATCAATCGCTGACAGAGTAATCTTTGCTAATGGAGGAGACAGAATGGTGGGTAATACACCAGAACTGGAAGCTTACAATAATGACAAAAGAGTAGTATTTAAATGGGGTATTGGAGGAGAGTATAAAATAAACAGCAGCTCTTGGCTTCTTAACAATTATTATAAAGATCGAGCGATGATAGACTTAAAATAGTCTCAAGTTGATCATAAAATGTTGAAGTATTTATCTTTTCTGTCCCACAATCGCTCAAAGTGACACGTATCACTCAATTTCTAGCTCAGTCAAGCTAGAAGTTCACGCAGCTGGGACGAACGCCGACCGGATTGGTAATTCTATGAGTATAAGTGGTACTGGGGTGAATACAACTGACGGCACTACGACAGGTGTAGTAGGTGGTCTAGGAACAGCCACTAATGGCGTAAATGCTTATACGCCGATTACAGCAAGTCAGCTAACTGCAGGTGACGCCTTCAGTTTCAGCTCTAGCTACACTGCTGGCGATACTGTATCTACAAGCTTAACAGTCGGAGAAGTCTCACCCTTCGGAGACCTTACAAGTACATCCGCAGGCACAGCAGGTAATCTTGCAGGTACTATTGATACTAAAAACGATTTGACAATTGTAGCGGGATCAGCTGGAACTAGTGTAACTGGTCAGTTTGTAGTAGGTCTAACTATAGATTAATGAAACGGCTTTTACTGCTGTTTTTATTAACACCCTTTTCGCTGAAATCCCAGCCTATCACTGGTGCCTTCACTACAGGCACGATGAATTCTACTACCACGACGACTCAAACTATAGTTGAATCAGTGGTCTCGAAGGACTATAATTCAGGATATAGCTACAGTGTTGCTGGTACTGGCATTGAGATACAAAATAACGGTAGTATGGTACCAGATGCTGTAAATACGACGGGGACTACAGATGGGGTTAGTTATTCATGGACTGGTTTAGATTTCAGTACAAAGCCGACGTGGAAACAGACAGAAAACGGAGCAGCCTTTCAACTGACAGAAAATTATTCCGGACCAGGGCTCTCAAACGTAACAACTATAAATCGTCAAATCACCGTGGAAAGCACAACAGTCACGCAATCAATTTTTCAAAAATAGCTTTAGTATTACTGCTTTCTCCTACATCGGTATTAGCTAATGCGGTAAGTCAATCAAATACTGGAAGTGTTACAAATCAAAATTATAATGTCAATAATGGAGCTTTTCATACCAATCAATTCGGAGGAAATATAGTCTGTCAGGGAGCTATGATGAACATCACTCCTTTTTCAACATTTAATACAAATTTTCAGAAGCCGTTTGATCACAGATATGAAACACCAGTGTACGACCCAACAGATATAGAGGGTGATTTTGATGATGACGGGAATCCTATAGGAGATGGTACACCTGACAATCCCGGAAACATTTTGTATTACCAGCAAAATTACTCTGGTACTAATAAGGATAGTTATGCACTTGGTACAGGAATCACTTTAAACTTCTCTATACCTTTAGATCGGGAACTGGGTAGGCAATGTAAGACTGCAGCTCAGACACAGATCAATATACAAAAACAAAAACTAAAAAACTTAGAACTAGAATGGCATGTTGCGAGGGTTAAACACTGCGGTGAATTAATGCAGAAGGGAATAAATGTACGAAAAAATTCTCCATTTTTTGACGTTTGTAAAGATATTTTTCTTACGCCGCGTCCTAATCAGATTGAGTCTCACTATCATTCACTTTCTTCCGAGAAGAAGTAATCTTCTTTACGATATTTTTCGTCAACCCTTTTATCACATTTATTATCGCAGGTGAGGTCGCAGCTATAGAGGCTATGAGAACTGTGTTTATAACAAGTGATGGTTCCGGCATCCAAGAAGAGACGTAGTCTACATCTTCCCATATGGTTAGACATTCGGTTTTTGACTCGTTATAGCGAAACTCCTTAACTCGTTCTAAGCGTTTCTCATTGGCAAATGAGCCAACCCGTAGCTTTGAATTAGGGTCTGGGCAGGGAGGAAAGAATGTCTTCTCCTCTTTCTTCTCTGGGATATCTGTCTTTGCTGTCTCTTTAAGTATTACTGGTTTTTCTGTTTTCTTCTCCTTTACCTCATCATTTGAGTAGATCATTTTAGAACGATCATATTGGAGAGGATATATTTCTGGTACCTCACCCCACGGACATGACCAGAAAGTTCCCGTGGGATCTACGTTTACAAGATTGGAATTTTTATCTGCATCACGATGAGTTTTATAGCAGCCGGGTAATAGAAGAGATGGCTCACTAAAAGCTGGATTAACTACATAACCACCAAATACTCTTACGGGAGAAATTATCTCAACAGGAATACTAGGGATAGATACATCTGGTACAGATATAGAATCTATCTCATAGATATTCATCTGAGTGGAATAGATTCTCCTGTAATAGAAGGTAATTTGTCCTCTATGGCAGTTGGAAGAGCACTCTGTATATCTCCCATTACTTTACTTTTTATTAGTTTCTCGAAGTTACCACTGGTTATATATTTATAGGTATAGAAACCTCCACCAATAATACCTACTAAACCAACGGTATTAAAAATAATTAATCCTGTTAGAACTTTTTGGAAGATAGAATTTTTACAAGACATGATAAAACAATACTATTACTTAAATTTTACTAAGCAGCTTCTAACGCTGCAACTCTTAGTCTGCTGCTTCTGGTTCGTTCCCCTCTGCTTTCCAAGCAAGATACTCTTGGTAGTCCGTGTTCCCTTCACTAAACGGGATAGAACTTATCACCTCAAAGCTCGAAGACTTTCCAGTAACTATTTCTGTTTTTTGAACAGCTTGTTTAGGTGATCCATTGTCATAATCTGGATAAAGTTTGTAAGTAATTGTCATAGTTAAAGCTCCGCACTAAACTCTAAAAAACCATTATTTTCTCTAAATTCTAACGTACCTGCTTGTCCAGCAGTCATACTGGTTGTATTTGTTTCTATAATCATCATGTGAGGACTAGCATTTGTTGGACCTCCCCCTGATGATAATGTATTGCAGTTAAAAGTAGCACTATCATCAGATGAATCATGAACCATTGCTGTTGCTGAACCATTGAATGATGGGAAAGCTCTCATAGGGCCTGGAAATTGAACACAAGCTCGAAGGTTAGTTGTGGAGTTTGCAAAAGTAGGAATACCTGTTCTGTTTTGGTTATTTCCTCTAACATTAAAAAAGTATCTTTGACATGAAAGAAGCTCCTTACCGAATTCTATATGCTCGAATTCTGTTGCTATAGTTCCTACTTCTAACTGACAACCCGTCAGATACCAGTTATTATTATTGTTATCCCATAAATTAACTTGGTTTGAAGTAGCGGCAAGGTCGCCACCACTTACCCAAGTAGATGAAGCTGCTACATGATCTCCACTTCCAACTGTTAACATCCAGATTATTCTAAGACCAACCCCAGTATCATTATTTATTGCATTCGATGTATTACCAACTATGGTTATTGTTTTCTTCTCCCAAGTATTTGATGAATTTATAGTGTATTCGTGCATCTGATATTTTGAACCATCTTCTTGCATTATTTGAACACAGTATGTACCAGTCTTGTTTGAATACACATGGAAAGAAAGTGTCATTGTTTTTGCACTACTCGTTCCATATGCAAGACCCTGTAGATTCTGTGCTTCTATTTTTTGTTCAATACCAGCATTTTGGTTAGCAGATGGAGTTTCTGTATTTCCTATTTCCCATCTCAGGCTAGCTCCAAATCCAGCTGGACTTGTACTTGATTTAGTAATGTGAGCGGAATCAGTATCAAAGCCAGAACCAATCACAACTCTCCATCTGTCTAGAGTGTAAATAGAACTTGTGACAGGATTAAAGTAACTTAAATTAGGTGATCCTACTCTTTGATTAACCTGCATAGCTCCATTGATAAGCAAGTTTCTACCTGGTAAGTTATTAGTCTTTAAATTCTGGTTTATTGTTACATCTCCATTATCTCTGTCGATGGTAACTCTTTCTGTAGTTAAAGTTGTCCCACAAGATATTGCTAATTTATTATTTGCACCATCATAAAGAATTGCTCCACCATTGCTTGTTGAACCAGCAGCTCCTTCATGTAGATATAAAGCGGATGTATTACCACTTGTATTTGTTGAGATTTCGGCAATAGCACCAGAACTATTTACAATTGATAGTAATCTACCCGGACTTGTTGTACCTATACCTAAGCCAGTGCTATCTAAAGTAAGCTTTGCAGTCGCACCATCTATTCTTACTTGGAATTTACTATTAGAATCTACATTATTATCATCAACTGATACTTCAAGGACTCCACCTGCTGCATAATCAAGAATACAGTTAGAATTATTTGTAGTCTCAGTTATTAATATTCTTGGATCTGAACTACTTAAAGAAAGTAACTGTGATGGATTTGTTGTACCTATGCCTATGTTTCCATCCGACTTTATACGCAATGCCTCATTACTTCCACCAGTTAAAAATCTTGTATGTCCTTCACTTCTTACATCTAGAATATTTACTCCACTAGAAGAATTATGTCCTATTTTCGCAAAGTTAGTTCCACCAACATCTAACATTATCATGTCAGTAGTGGAAGCAGCATCAATTTCTAAAACACCTGAAGGACTTGATGTACCTATACCTACGTTTCCGCCATTTGGTTGTAAAAACAGATCGTAAAGTGTTGCAGTACCATCAGTTCTCTGTGCTTGTAAATATCCATGACCACCAGAGGTCGCTCCACAGACTAATCCATACGCACCATCACCAATAGTATTTCCAAACACTGCTGCTCCACCACTTGTACCTGCTGATGGTACAGTGTCACCACCTATTGCAACTGCTAAACCTGCTCTTACTGTTGTTGTACCAATACCCACTCTTCCAATGTTAGTAATGCGAACTCTTTCTGTTTCATTTGTTCCAAAAATAATTCCTCTATTTGCAGAATTACAGTATATGTTTAATCCGTCAGTATTAAGTGCAAGAGCAGCGTTATACCCATTTCCATCTAACCTCAACTGTCCATTTGCAGAACCGTCCATATCAATATCTTCATTATTATTACTTTGTTCAATTCGACCAGTTGGTGTAATCCTAAATCTTTCACTACCGCCTGTTTCTATCGAAACTTTATCAAGAGCAGGAAATCTTATTTTTGTATCACTATCTCCAGAATGAATAATACTGTCTGTTATATTTACATCACCTGTTACCGTTACTTCAGGAAAACTAAAATTACCACTACTTGCTATAGATGCAGGTAATACGGTTCCATCACTGGGTGTACCAGTGGCTTGCATGTCACCGTATATAACTCCAAAGAACGTTGTATTAGCTACAGGAGGAGTGGTAAATGTTAATG